TGCTTTTTTGATTGTTTGCCAAGACGCAATTGTTTATTTGTTTCTAACTGATTACATTATAAATCCGAACCAGCGAACATGTCAAATGGCGCAGTTATGCACTCCTATTCGCTCTTATCCCCGCCTTCTTCACCCTCATCTCCTGCATCCTCTTTTGTTGCAACTTCTAAGGCGGCCACCCTTGCTTCAAGGGCTGCAACGCTGGCTGCTAAACTTTCTAATGTTAAAGTTGTGTCTTCCATGATTATTTTTTTATTTTAATATTAACCTATGTTACCATACGACCTTTCCCTTGTAATACTATTGACAAACTTTGCGTCATAGTATTAAGATTAACTTGAGGCTGGTATTTGCCAGTAAAATTTGCAAATTTAGACCGCGCGGGGCACGCGAGGTCTTTTTTTACTCGCCGTCATCGTCATCATCGTCCTGATCATCCGAATCGTCATCGTCATCGCTGTCGTCCTCGTCCTCATCCCAATTATCCTCAAAATCATCGTCTTCGTTTATTAATCTGGTTAAAAATTCTTCTTCCATGTCTTTAAATTAACTATTTGTATTCTGCTGGCCGGCCATCCATTCCTTGACAACGTTCACTGCAAAAGGAATAAACCAGGCGGCGAACATTGCCAGGGCCGGATTGTTTATCTGCAATGCGCCAAAAAATCCCAGCAGTCCCAAAGCTGCTGATCCTGTAAGAGCTATCAAAGCTCCCTTAAATATTTTACTCCTCGTTATTGCATCAAAACTGAATTTAATTTGATTTGCCATATGTGTGCAATTTGATAGATTGCGATTAATTTTAATATTTTCGGCCTTTAATCCGCTAAACTATTTTTATCACGCTTTTCCGTCATCGTCCATTTTTTTAAGTGAACTCCCCACAACATCCCAAGGATGAAGCATAAAAGGCATAATAGTAGTGCTGTTGCGCCATCCATGTAATTTTACCCTTAAATTTAACCTAATTTGCCCCCTGGGCGCGCTTTTGACCCCCGAACCACAGTAATCCCCGTCTCCCCTGAAATAAGCCCTATTTATTCAAAGCTGTGCGGGTTAGAATGTAACAATAAACTCCCGGCTGCGACGGCCTAATCCCGTTAGCTTTCTGAAACGCCGCCACGGCCGTTTTTGTTATATTACCATAGAATCCGGTGCTCGCCACATTCAAAGGAAAATATCCCAGTTGCTTTAATCTATCCTGCAAAAATACCACTTCAGGATTTCTGTCTCCCAGCTCTATATCTTTTAAAAATGTGTGCTTTACAATCGGAGATACTGGCGCCGACACAACTGGCTGTAAAACAACCTTCATTGCAGCCACTATCGGATAATCCAAAGCAAATTGTCGTGGGCTCGTGCTCTCACTATCAAAATCCAGCATTGCATTGTTTTCTATGCAATAAATTTCTGTTGCATGGTCTCCTCTGCACACTTTACAATTCGGGACCGGGACCTGAGTAAACCAGCCCGGGCAAAATGTGGTGGCCACCCAAAGCGGAGATTGTTTTAAGTGATATTGTAAAACAGATATATCCGGCGCACAGCTGTCATTAGCTGAAACCCATTCATAATTTATCTGAAAAATATTTAAAAATAATTTTGCCTTTGCCAAAACATCAGGAGTTAATCTTGTCTTATCGTAAAATTGCTGAATTGTCGTGCCCATAGGAAAAGCTGACTGGCCAACAAGTCCTATTTTTCTGCAAGCATCAATAACTGCCAAAAGATTATCTCCATGCGCAGGATCATTATTTGCAATTAAAGCAATGAAGTTGGCGCTGATGCTGAATTTTCCGTTTACAATTATTCCTAAATCTGTCAATGCTTTTATATTATCTGCGCTAATCAAACCAGCTGACAACATCCAGTTTCCAATAGTCATAAAAACATTGGCAACAGAAAAACAAGTGCAGGCGTTTGTATCTGTCTTTGTTGCGCCATTTACCGGCGGAACCAAAGGTATTGTTTGTATTGCGCTCACGGCCGGCTTAAAAGGACTCCAATCACCGTCTGGCACATTGACCTTATAAGTTATTCCGGTCTCCGCTCCGGTAACCCAGTCCGTGTCTCTTGGATCAACATGAATGAAACCAAAATTATTGAGATCCTTTTTAATCCCAAAAATTAAATTCTTGAATAGATTTATAAACCAGTTTGCCATATAGATATATTTTAATAATAAATGATTTTAAAAAAGAGGCGAGGCAACCTCTTTATTGAAAATGGGGTTTAGCCCGAGTGCCACTGGCACCTTTATGATTGCCTCGCCTATGACTTGGGATGTTCTTCGATGTAGACATCGATGTGTCCTGTCCTTGAGAATGTGATCCTCACTTCGTCCTTGGCTAAAATTCCTTTTTCTGCCTCATCGCAGATTTGGCTAAGCGCCCCTCTAAGCTCCTCGTAATTCTTTATCGCAAAGGACAAGCTCTTGTCATTTTCAGGATGCGCCACGCATCTCACCATTTTACCCTCCTTCCTCCTTTTCAATTATGTCTATGCCTCCCTCGTGAGGATAAACATTGCCGGCCAGAACTCTTTCCGGCTCGGCCACATCTATGGTGACCGTAACAATCCGATCTGTTTTCAACGCCTTCTTAAGAGAATCTGTCACCATTTCTACGATTGCCCGCTCGGTGATTGTTCCCCGGAATCTGCCCGTGAATGTTTGCATGATGGTTTCCTTTCCTTGTTATGAGGTGTATGCTTTCGCAATGCCTCTGGTTTACACAGTAGTGAATCGCTTTGCCGATTTTAACAAACCGGTCTTTCTTTGCGCAGTAAGCTAACATCGAAACCTCCCTTGTAAAAGAACTCAAAATTTAATCCTTTGTAAAAACCATCCAATCGCCGCAAATATAATCGAACCGACAAAGCCTGCCACCGTTGAAATAATTGTTATTTTTCCCTCCACCTTGCTTACTCTCTGTTCTACAATTTCTAATTTTTTAGCTTGACCTGCGCATGGCAAAGCGTCCAATCTTTTATTAACAGACTTAAAACCCTCCCTCACAGTTGCTTCTAGGTCTCCTATTACTCTTGAGAGTTCATCTATTTTTGCCATTGTAGTTAAAAATTAATTCCGTATGATTCACCTTTTTTAACTTCTTCTTGAACCGCATCCAGTCCCGACGTAGACTTCTGCAATCCGTATCCTTTTACTTTTTCCATTCGCATTTTAACTAAATCAACTGCCTCTTTTATTGTATCTCCAAAACCAATAACTGAACAGATGGAAGAGAAGCCGGGCACAGAATAATATTTGCCATTCTTTTTATATGCCTTTCTAAATTTAACAAACTGCTGAATCGACGGGTCCACTTCAACTTCAAGCTCATGCTCTTCAGCCCATTCTGATTCTATGGCAACACCGGCCCCGTAAACACCGTTAATTTTTGGCGATACTTTAATGCCGGCAGCTCCATACCAGATAACTTCGGCCAAGTTTTCAATCATCTCAGACATTATAGCGGTCCCACAGGGCGCCGGATTGCGCACAGTCGGATCAATCAAATAAGGCTTCTCGTCTTTGCCCATCATAAATTCTGTTGAGAAAAAAGAAGCTGTCGGATTATATTTTTTTATTATGGCTGAAAGCTTATCGTTAAGTTCAATTATAGGTTTTGGCAACTCGTCATATGCGCATGCCTTAATTAAATCTCCCTGGCCTTTCATTTCATATCCGTAAAATGTAGGGCTTAAAAACTCTCCGTTGATTTGTATATGGTCTCCTCCCGGCTCAATTCCTTCAACCTGATTTTCTACAACAAACTCAACCTCGCTCGCATCTTGTCTATGTCCAAAGCTATCGGCCAACGCATTTAATTTTGAAAGCGAACCATCATAGTCTGGCGCAAAAAAGCTTTCAATATCTCCCCTCATATTTGCTTTGATATATTTATTCTTAGCTCCCAAAATCCACTCATCCATCATTTTAAATTTATTATCACTGGCCTCTGTAATAAAATAATTCTCTGAAAAGTTTTCATACTTTTCTTTTATTTTGTCAAATATCTCCTGCTCGGCTGACTCATCAACCTGTCCTACTAAATCAAACACCGTTCTCCGGATGCCTTTAAAATACAACTCTAAATCTGCCACGCTCCTTATTTTTAAAGTATCTTGCGTAGGCAACCCCACTTCTTTTTGCATTACTCTCATCTCCCACCGATGAGCTTCCATATTCTCTGCCCGGCCGGCTCCCCAAACTCTATATCCCTTCCTTCTTAAATAATCTATGAGATCTGCCTGATATGTATCAAAGAAAACTATTAAATCAACTTTGTCAATGTAATCCCAAAAATTTTGAACTCTAATTAATCCATCCATATCCGTTCCCAGGCGCTGTTTAGCCGAGCTAGGGAAGTCATCCTGCCAAGGAGTATAGTAATATGCCTTTCCGAATTTGCGCGCCAGGGTAGCCCCTACGTGAGCAAACAAACCGTAATCAATCTGCAATACAGACTTTGTCTTTAAATCGTCTGCTCCGGGCTGAGCAAACTTTAGGGGTTGAAAATATCTAACCTTTTGATTCTTCATATTTTTTTAATCCTCAGAAACCATTTGAATTGAAAAATATGGCGCTTCACCATTGTCTGTATAATGCACTCCAGAGCTATCCTGTGCCAAAAAGAATTCTAGATAATCTCCTATCGCCAAATGGACTATATCTGAATACATCACTGGGGGAGCATTGGAATAAATATTCGCACCAGCAGAAGATACATAAGCAGCGATCTGAGCAAGACCAACTCCATTTTTTTTAGGCACGAATCTTTCAAGTCCATTGGCTTGTAATTGGTCAACTTTTCCCATCGCATTAACTTGATAATAACCTGCAACTTTTGCTGTATATTTTGTCCCGAAAATTCTATATACTTTTCCGCTTCCAACAAAATAATTAACCGAAACATCACTCGCACTATTATATGCTGTAATCTGTGTGTATGTGCCATCGTTTGAATTATAAACCCACCTGCCCACATCCGCTGGAACGAATTGATTTGCTACATTGTCTATCAAATGTCCTGAACCAGACCCAGCCCTTGATGTTCCAGTTCTTTGTGCTGGGCAATCAAATTCCGAATTGCTATCAAAATCTAAAGTATCAAAGTCAAGAGGCATCTCATTGTTTCCCGCTGGAATTTGAAGCTGTAAAGTTAAATGCGCTCTTGCCCTTGATGGGAATCCTCTCCTATTATTTAATTTATCTGCGGTTATTTGCTCGTTTGTTATCCATTGTGCCATATTTTTATAAAGCAATTATATCGTAGTTAATCGTCACCGATTGACCCGATGCAATTGTCTCTGTTATTGCTAGATGTGTAAACATCGTCCCGCTATTTGGCGTTACAGAAGCCGTAGCGTCTCCAAAAAATCCAAGCTCCGTATATGCTCCCGCAGGAGGACCGCCACCAGCTGCTGTCGGAAAGAATGTTGAAATTGTTAAAGTTAAACCGAAAACATTGGCCACTCCAATTTCATTTCTATAAACTTCGGCCAATAATCGAATATCTGTTGCTGCCGGAGGAGTGCCAACAGTATTTCCATTTCCAACTGCAAGCCATGTGATATATCCTGAATTTACTCCTCCCAAACCATTAAGCAGAGATGCTTTTCCCGCATTGACAAAAACATTTTTATAAATCTTTCTACTTACTATTTTACCAGCTTTTTTAAACAAACCAAAACGCTGAAAAGGAATTGCCCAAAAAGGCACATCTCTGATTACAACTTCTGCGCGTCCTTTAAATATTGGAAAATTATCTTTTGTCATTTTTTTATTATATCACTTTTAAGAAGCCTGACAAAAACCAACATAACCAGTTGGCGTGCCATTGTAAGTATACCAAGGCCCCGTAACAAAACTATAACTGACGGTGCTTTCCTGAACAGTAAAATCATCTGATTCAGCCCAAAGCAAGTCAATGATTTCATCTTGGCTTATTTCAATATCTTTATCCGGTTGATCTACAATCCCCTGTAAAAATTCTATAATTCCTATTTTCATATTCCAAATACAGAAACGAAATCTACTTGCCAGATTCCGTCACTCTGAGAAAACATTTTTAAAACGACCTTTTGAACCACATAAAAAATTGCAATATTTATTCCTCTAATTGTTGACTGGATTGAAATTAATTGTCCCGACCTTAAACCCGATCTGTATGTTTTAAAAGTTCCCTCAATCAAAGGATCTCCCCAATTTTGAATTTCAGCTTGAGCGCGATCTCTTGCATGTGGCACAGTATTAATTCTTTTATCAATAATTTTATATTGAAATGTTCCATAGCTGGCAATAGAAGGATTATCTTTTTGTAAAGCCAAAACAGGAAATTGTGGCTGAGCTGCAATTGTAATCGTCTGCCCGGAAGATAAAGCGCTTGAAAATGTTATAGATTGTAAATTAGCATTCCACAAAACCTGAAAAGTTAAAGGGCTGTCTGTGCCATCAATTCCCACCGATTGCGTCACTCCGTTTATTTTTACTATCGGAGTCGTGGCATAATCGTTTGCCAAAGGCTGTGAAGTCTGGCCAGCGGTGGCTACATATGTCTCAGTTCTGCTCGCGGTCGTTTTATATTTACCTCCCCGGACAAAAACATAATTTCTCAACTGAGTAATATCATGGCTAATTTCTAAAGAATTAAAAATATAATTTCCGCTGTTGTCTGTTAAATTAAACGGCGCTACTTCCGCTGCATTCGCAAAGAAATGAATGTCTTTTGCATAATCAACATACCAGTGATAAATATATGTTTCTGCCAGCTGTTGCAAACATTTTGTTGCCTGCTCGTAATTAAACTGAATGTGATCAATCACTAAAGGGCAGTTGACATTAACCGTTGTGTATGTCACTCCAAAAGGAGTTGTAAAAACATTTACCTGGTTGATTATATCGGCAATGATTGCATTGATTGATTGCGTATTGTATGTGCTTTTAATTAAAACTCCGTCCAATAAGTGCGTGTAGTCTTTGCAGCTGCAATCATAATAAAATAATCCTGCGCCATCTATCCTCTGATTAATATAAGTTATAAATCCGCCAAAAATTTGCGTGGCTCCATCATACATCTTAACTTCATCTCCAACAGTGGGACCATAAGCTGCAGTTGCCGGTATTTTCATTGTAAAAGCTAAAGTGTCTGTCTGAGAAGTCAAAACATCCTCTTTATCAACCGAACTCCAATCAATCAGCGCTTTTCTTTCTGTGAATGTTACCGATCCGGCTGGTCTGATTAGGATTGAAATATTCATTAGATTTTTCTATTTCTTTTTAATTTTCCAACAATTAAATCTCCCACTCTTTGCGCCATTCTTTCATCTACAGTGCCGGTGATATTAACCACAATATTCTGCCCGCCAATTCCTGCGCCAACTGCCTGACTTGGTATTACATACTCTCCTGCGTGCATTAAATAAGGCCCTGTCTGATCAATCCACCCTCCGCTGGCCTTAGCTCCCAATATCTTCACAGTGCCACCCGTAACAGTTGAAATAGCCCCCCCAATCGATTTTCCAACATTACCAGCAATATTACCAATATTTGTCAGCATATCAGATGCTCCTTTAATCGCATTCTTTACGTCATTAAAAGCGTTGACAAAAAGTTTAGCTATCTCGCCTGCCGCTATTTTTACTAAATCCCATAATTCATTTACTGCTTTTCTAAAAGTTTCAGAATGCTGATACAGCTCGTAAAAAGCAACTCCAATCGCAACCAAACCTAAAACAACCCATGTCACAGGATTTGCTAAAAAGGCAAGATTTATTCCTTGTAGAACAGGTATTAAAATTTGTCCTATCCTTATTATATCCAAAAGCCATTTTCCCATCGTTCCGCCTACTGCCAAAAGTCCAAATATTGAACCTGCAATTAAAACTATATTAGAAACCAGTTGAGGATGTTGCTTCATGAATCCGCTTACCGCAACTATTACCCCAGTAATTTTAACGGCCAAATCTGCCAATGCCGGAGCCAATGATTCTCCAAAAGCAATAGTAAGACCTTGCTGAGCTGTCTGTAATTCAGATAAATTAAACTCTGCTGCCTGGGCTTTTTTTATCATATCCTCGTCAAACGTAGCTCCCAGTCTTGTATTCTCATCTCTCAATTTTGCTATGCCAGCCGAACCTAAATCAAAAAAGGGCAACAGATCCGTTCCAGATCTGCCGAATAATTTTGTAGCTTCGGCCAATTTGGCTGTATTATCTTTTAAATCAGCCACCTTGCCGGCTACCTTAAAAAATAACTCTTCAGGTTTTAAAGTTTTAATATCTTTTAAACTAATCCCAACTCCTTGTAAATTGGTAATCGCACTTTTAGTTCCTCCCTCAGCTGCATATATCTGCTTAGACAACATCTTCATTCCAGTGGCCATCTGATCAGAACTCACTCCGGATTCAGTTAAAGCCAAACCTAAAGACGAAATAGCGCTTGCGCTAAATCCTGTTTTTTGAGCCAAAATTTCTGTTTGTTTTCCGGTCTCAGCAAAATCTTTTACTGCCAGTATAGATGCTCCCGCGGTTGCCGCAAATCCAATCGTGCCTATCTGTTGCATAGCAGTAAAAGCCTTTTTCATTGAGCTCAACTTACTTTCTAATCCACTTAAAACGGTGCTGGCCTGATCCAGCGCTGAAACTACGATATTTATAGATGTGTCTGATGATCCAAATAATGCCATGTTATTTTTGTTTTTTTGAATCAAATTCTAATTTCCATTTAAACAAGTCCAAAAACCATTCCGGCTGATTCATATATGTATAAAAATCCCATCCAGTTGTTTGGCAAATGTAAACCATAATCATCAGCTCATCCATATTGCCCGCGCGGTAGGAGTTTTTTGAGAGATCTACTTCGCTATCTCCGTCTGGGCTTCTGCTAAAAAACCTGATCCCGATGTGATTTCATTAATCTTTTTGATTACGAAAACATAATCATCGGATTTCATGTCTAAAACTTTATCCAAAACATTTTCAGATATTCCATCTACTGAAACAACGACGGTTTTAATTGCTTCATTTTCTGCGTTTTCAATCATTCCCTTTGTATCTTTTTTATCAGATATCATTCCCTTGTCTCCCAATCCAACTTGCCAGGCCTGAAAAATATTATTTAAATTTCTCTTCTCCCGGCCGGTAATATAAGCATTTAAAATAACGCTGTGTTTATCTGCCGGAGTCTCAATTGTGATTGTATCTTTTTGATTTTCCATTTCTTTTATCTTTTTGCCACCACCGTTTATTAGCCGCCAGTGGCATAAAGATATTTTAATTTTTGGTCGGCTGGATGAAGGCGGTGCACTACCCTCATCCAGTAGTGTGAGTTTAGTAAGTGGCTACATTATTTGTCAATGTTGCCTGTATCATTTTTGAATCAACAAGGTTGTAAACTGCTTTGAATGTAATTGTCTGCGTCACTATATCGTTTCTGCTAGTTGATTTTGCAAATGATGTGAAATAAACTTTGTTAAACAAAATCTTTAATTCAGGATTTAGCGCGCCGGACAAAATATCATCAGTATCCTTTGCGTCAAAGGCCATGCAATAAGGCGTGCCTGCGTCAACCAGCGCTTTGAATACCGTATCCGCATATTGCAATACAATCGTTCCTTCAAAAGCAAAACTCTTGTTGTTGATATCGCTTGGATCCAATGAACCAAAAGTATCATTCCTTTCAATATTTTTTACCGGCTTCATTGTGAATGACTTAACCGCCAATGCTGTAGCCGATGTAATTCCCGCTGCGTTATATCCTCCGGCTGAAAGCGCTGCTATTTTTAATGACAAATGCTTCATTAAAAATTCGTAGTCTGTAGTGATATAAGAAGGCGTATGCGTGGCTGCGACTCCTGCTTTTGATTTGAACGATCCAGTAAATTCTACAACCTTTCCGGCTTCACATCTGATTTCCAAGCTGTCTAACATTGCCAGAGTAAATGCGAGTTGTTGCTGAGGATTTTTCATTTCAATGGTCAAAGACGGGTGCTGATTATTGTTTGCAACAGTAAATACGTGATCATACGATGCGCCATTGGGTGCCGGCGTATCTGTCCCAAATAAGGCGAGCAATAAAAGCCCGAAAGAACTAACTCCAATTCTTCCTACAATATTTCCTTCAGCTCCAGTCATCACTAATTTTTGGTCGTCAGAGTCTTCAATTCTTCCGAAACTATCATCCAAGCTTTGATATGTTGGTTTGTTTTCAACGGAAAAATCTATTTTTGGAATCCAATAAGCGGGCGTAGTCGCAGTTCCTCTTGTCCCTTCTTTGGCTATACCGCATTCTTCTTGGGCTCCTATAAAAGGTGTTGGCATGTTTTTTTATTTTTTATTTAATATTTCTTTTAATTTCTCTTCTGCTTCCTCTCGACTTTTAGCTTTTATAGCTATGTTATATTGTGTGAAAGCAAAAGTAGTTTCTACGACCTTTTCATCCCCTACCTCGACGCTCGAGGTTTTTGATTCTTTATCTTCCGCAGATGATGCGTTTTCATTTTTGTTTTTCATGGATTTCTTGTCTGATATAGATGCGCAGTAAATCGAATCGTCCCCTCGGCGCTCCAATATCCTTGCAGTCTATTGGCAGCCACTTCGGTTGGCGTTGCGACGGTTACCGCACCCACGTCAGCCCTTAAACCTATTGATGAATTAATAACTGGGTTTGACCTTATTATATTTAAAATACTATTTTTTAGCAAAGAATAATTTGCATCTCTCCCGATCAATGTCTGCATTACATTATTCAATCCGGCGATGATTGTCGGCGTATCTTCAAAATTCTGCTTCATATCAGCAATATATACCAACACCATGCTGACAAAATGCTCATCTCTCGCCGGGTCCTCTTCTTTCACTTCATCTTTTTCAATTCCAATCATTATCGCTGGCGCCAGTGATGCCGGTATCTTTCCTGCAATTCCGTTGTAATAAATTTTTATATCTTTTCTGTAAGATTTAATTAGTGTTATGAAGGCCTCTATTATTGGATCTTTATATGGAGCTGTCATTGTTGTGAAGCTTGATAAATTGCATCGTGAAATATTTTAACAATTCTCGTTTTTAAATAGTCGTTTAATTTAAACATTATTCTGCGTGGCAATCTTGTCCTTGGCAGTTTTGACTGGTGATATTTAAAATAATCCATCACGTTATAAACAATCACTTGCATTGCAGACGGCTCTGATTTAAATCCAGCTCTCATTTTTCCGGTCTTTTCTAATATCGGCCACGTATAATTTTCTTCATTCTTTCTCGGTGGCCAGGTCCCTCCCAGCACTGCTCCCTTTGAACTGAAAACATCCTGATTTGAATAACTTGTCAAAAAGTCTCCGGTCTTTTTAAATTCATTGCTAAAATCTTTTACTTTATCAGAAACTATCCTAAGCCTTCTTGAAAGCTGGACATCTCCTTCAACCGTAAAATTAAGTGTAACCCCTCCTTGATTTGTTGAGCTTCCCTGTGTTGTTGCCATAAGTTTACGTAGCGTAGCGATATAATTTTAAAAATTTTGTTTCATTCTCACATGCACATCCCCTCCGCTGTCTTGCTCATCCTGTGTTGCCGTTGAATTATCCGGCCAAGCCTTTACAATTCCCGAATTTCTTTGCGTTAAAACAATAAATGAGGCATCCATTAGTTGAACTTTCCTGTCCAAAATATCCTTAAGCATTTGCGTAGCCCACTTAATCCATAATTGCCCCCGGGTGTCCTTTGTTTCATCTCCTCCCACCGAATACTCCTTATCCAGTAAAAAACCCGCGGTGAGCCGTTTTTCAAGCAATTTGACCATATCAGGCACGTAGTTGCCACCCGTAGACTGCAAAGGAATGACATAAACCACATTCAGTGTGCTTTGAATCTGATCGTGCGCCTGCGTGTGATATGTGGCCACAACCGCTTGATCCAAATTAGACCAGTCATAATCTATCGTCACAACTGCTCCTGTTGTCGGCGCTGCGCTCAAAGTTACTTTTCCTTCTGCCGCAACAATTGAAGCAACAGATACCGCCACCCCATTAACATAAACAATCACATCTGTTGTATCTACAACATCATCATAATTTCTGTCAACAAAGGGGGCGTGCGCCACATAATAATCTTTATTGGAACTATTAACCAAACCCGTAGGAATTTCTCCCCGCTCCTTAAACTGAAATCCTGCCTGCTCTAAAACTTCTTCATGTGAGACATAGTTTGCCATATTTTAACAATCCACGGCCCCGTTAAATTCGGGCAATGTTTTTAAATAGTCGTATCCCTGATCAAAGATGTTCTTTGCAGAAGCTAAATCATACACTCCTTTATAAAGGCATTTAAATCCTACAATTCTATCATTGGGACCGCCAGTCAATTCATCATTCATTGGGATTGATCCGTCTGCTTTCCTGGTCGCTAAATCTTTCCAATATTTCATTCTCAATATTAGTGTTGTTTTATTTTGAAGCATCGGATCAAAATTTACATAGTTTCCGCTGTTGCCATCCTTGCTCGTGAAATTAATTTGAACTGCCATTTTTATTGTCTACCATCTTATTTTTTCGGTGGTAGAAGTTTTATTGATTTATATTGTTTTTTAAATTTGAATTTTCCTTTAAAATATTTATCGTAAATTGTTTTTCTTAATTTGAATGAATCGCCGTGAATGAAATGCCCAAAATATGAATTGCCTGTTGCCATTAACTCTTTTACATTCACCGGGCCCAATCTATACATTTTATCTTTGAATCTACCCACAACCTTTCTCCGGACTAATATGTGGCTGGGTTTTATAAAATATCCCAGAAAATCAATGCCCATTTCTACCGGCTGAAACCTTACTTTTTTCTCGCTCAGCTTTAAATCTAATTTATCTTTTAAGAACTGCCTGATTTTATCTGTGTCCTCATAAATGTTTTTATCACCCAAAATAATAAAATCGTCAACATACCTGATATAATATTTGTGGCCAAGTCCGTAAATGAATTTATCTAACTGATCTAAATATGCATTGGCGAAA